ATACAGTAGCGTATTTGGGCTGTTTTATTGTCTCTGAGAGAAGTGTAGAGGGGAATACGTTCCCGACTCGCCATATAACCTTGCCCAAAAATAGTGACCGGTCAGTCACATACTCATCATCCCTAATCTAACAATAGAATACCTTACACCCTTACACCCTTACACCCTTATACCTACGCACAGCACGCGCATTATACGAACCTTATACACGCACGCCAGGATCCTGGCGCTGGCCGTCAATTTTACTGATAGCAGCACAACGGCCGCCAGGATAATCTCACCCCCCCCGCAGCAGCGTCGAGTACAACTGGGGGTAGGGGGTCCCCTGTTGTACTCGAACGACTGCGAAACTGGAATACCCATTCCAGAAAATTGCAAGGTAAAATACCGCAACAAACCTAAAATATGATATAATTCAATTGGGGCTGATAGGTGTCGCGCACGGCGTAGTTGAGTGGAGAGTACGAGGCTATCCGCTGATTGACTACTCGATGAAACCAACTACAAGGTGCGAACGCGGGTTCGAATCCCGCCAGCTCCAACAGTCTTGCGAAGGCAGTAAAAGTCTTGGCGCAGACAGTCTCACGATGAGGGAGAGTGGGCGCATGGCAGGGAACGCCGGATGCGAATCGTGGTAAAGGCTGACCAGCATCAAGACTGCCCCGAATAAATGCGCGAATAAGGGGCATCAATTTATTGACAAAACTCCGCGATACCAGAACTTATGTCAATTCACTGACAAAACTTTGTGTATCAGATTTTATCGATTATGCTTTACAAAATATAAATTTCTTGAATTTTATCGGTTATACTCGATAACGGTATCCGAAATCAGTAAAACCTACAAACCATAGTTTGTACCTGATTATTATAATCCTGATTATTATAATCCTGATTATCGGGCAGTTTGCGAAACTGCCCGATTTTCTGTCAGTCTATTGACATAACTCCGCAATACGGGAACTTATGTCAAAACGCTGATACAACAATGCAGAGTCATCATCGAACACAATCCAAATCCTGATTATCTGTTATTAGTTTGTGGATTCATTCTAATTAGCCTCTGGAAGTAAAATATGCGGGTAAATTCAAGATTTGTACCGAATAATGTGTAATCTATCATTATGAAGGGTTATCTTTATTTTATGCCCAATTTTCCCCGCAGACGGGAAAAGAAGAATTTTTTCTGCATCTGTTCTCTTTCTGTTTCTCTTCTGTTCTCTTTCTGTTTCTTTATCTCTTCTTCTTCTCTTCTTTATCTGTGTCCGTGTGCTGTCCGTTTAATGGACGCGAGACGGACAAAACGTGGACAAGTGACGGACATTTGACAGCAAACCTTTGACTAATGGTGTACAATATGGTAGTGTAGTAAGGACTAACATTCTATCTGCGGAGGCAATTATGGCAGTTGCGAGAGACGCGCGCGGACGGCTTCTACCAGGAAGCGTCAACAATCCAACCGGAAGACCAAAGGCTGAGCATACCCTGGCAAGCCTTATCAGAGTTGAGTTTGGAAAAGAAATTGAAGTGCTGATTGGCGACAATCTCACAAAGCTTGAACGCCGCCAGATTATGGCTGACGCGATGGCACAGCTTATCTCCACCGGAAAAGTGAAATTACCGGACAGAGTTGATGAGAACGGGAATGTGATCAAGGGCGTTACATTTGATTTTCCCGCAAGCGAGTGGATGAAACATCTCATCCGCCTGTTCCGCTACATCGAACCGCCCGTTACCAACATTGAGGTTTCCGGCGGAGTGGACGGCATCATCTTCGACAAGGAAATAACGGATGAGCCAGACGAGTAAAGAGGGCTTTGTCTCCCTCACTGATTTGGTAGACTTCACCCCACGCCAGGATGAGGCTTTCAAATCAATGTTCAAACATACCTTTACCCTGTACGGGGGTGCCAGGGGTGGCGGCAAAAGTTATTGGCTTCGCTGGGCGATGCTTAGTTGGATTCTCTATCAGGCTAAAATGGGCTTCCCTGGTATCGTGGGCGGTCTGTTTTCGTCTACCTATACCAACTTGAAAGACCGCCAGATTAGTAAGATTGCGTCCGAGTTCCCTTCCTGGCTCGGCGTTCTCAAAGAAAATAAGACGCTTGGGTTGGCGTTTTATCTTGATAAAAAATTCGGGGGGGGCGCACTGACCCTGAGAAACCTTGATGAGTCCACAAAATATAAATCCGCCGAGTTCGGCATCATCGGTGTCGATGAACTCACTGAACACACCGTGGACACATTCAATATCCTCATCGGCTCTTTGAGATGGGCTGGTCTTAAAAAACCTTGCTTCATCGCCGGAAGTAACCCAGACGGAATTGGTAATGATTGGGTGAAGAATTACTTTATACACCACGTATATCCACCCGAATTAGAACCTTTGAGTTCAGAGTTCAATTTCGTTCCGGCGCTCCCCACCGACAACCCACACCTTGATTCCTCTTACTACCTGATGCTTAATTCCCTGCCAGACGACCTCAAACGCGCCTGGCTGCTGGGCGATTGGGATGTGTTCAAGGGATTGGCTTTCAAGACTTTCAATAAGCGCACCCACGTCATTGACCCGATTGATATTCCAGATTACTGGACAAGATTGGTCGGGATCGACTCCGGCTACCGCGCTCCCTTCTGCGCCCTGTTCGGCGCTCGTAACCCCGATAACGGACGCGTTATTATCTACAAGGAGATCTATGAAACGGAACTTACCGATAGACAGCAGGCACGTAAAATCCTCGATATGTCCGATGACTTCGAAAAGAAAGCCCTGCGCTTCGCTGACCCCGCTATGTGGACACGAAAGACGCAGGAGTTCATTACCTCTTCTGCGCAGATTTACGCCCAAAACGGAGTCCCCTTGCGAAAGGGTAATAATGACCGATTGGACGGGAAACGAAAAGTGGATCGTCTTCTCAACCCAATGGAGGACGGACTGCCTGGATTGCTTATATTCAACACTTGCCCAAACCTGGTTAAACAACTCTCCCAATTGGTCTATGACAAGTACCATACTGAGGACGTAGATACCCGTATGGAAGACCACGCCTACGACGCACTTAAATATTTATTAACTTCTGTCCGCGATTACCGCGCACCACAACCATCAAAATATACTAAGTCTCCGTTCCTAAATCTGGAACACATCTGACCAGGAGGTCATCGTGGATAATTTCAATCAGGCTAAACAACACGGGCAGGACTTGCTCGGCGAATACGCAACATTACATTCAATGCAGCGGGAGATGGACTTGATGATTAATATGGAGTGGAAAAGTAAACCCACTGACCCCACTCTCAAAATCACCATCTCCCCCGAAGCTCGTAACCAGTACCTGGGCGCTATGCGCCTGCTCACCGCATCTGAACCTATTATCTCTGTCCCCCACGATAAGAATGACCCTGTTTCAGTCGAAAATTCTGAGCAAATAGAGAAAATGTGCAAAGCTGTCCTCTACCAGTCCGGCAGAATCAACCAGAAACCCGTCCACTATGAGCTTGTGGGGTCGCTTTTGCGCTATGGACAGTTCCATCTGGCGCTCACGGACACCGAGGATTTGCTGAAACTCCAGAAAAAACGCGGGAAAACAGCCTCTAAAGCCGCTATTACCCGCTATGAACGCATCGCGGGCGCTACACCCTTCATTTTTCAGCCGCTTGACCCTAAATGCGGCAACGCTGAGTTCGATTCCTTCGGCTTATGCGCCTATTACCGCGAAACTGAGATGACCTACGCTCAAATTAAGGCTATGTTCGGGGAATTGGAGCAGCTAAAGGATAAAAGTGACACCGATGTCGTGGTCTACAAGGATTATTGGAACTTGGATGTGCATTTCGCCTGGGTCGACAACATTTCCGAGCCTCTCGTTGGCAAAGAGAACAATGGTCGCCACGACCTGCCCTGCATCCCGATTATTGTGCAGGGCGCAGAAGGTTTCCTGCTCCAGGATGACCCTGAATACCAGTACCAGCCACTCCTGTACGGCGCGTGGAAGGGAGACTTGTGGGATAGACAGAACCTTGAACTGACTGCAATGTATACCAACCTGTTTGCAGTCGCCTCTAATGCAATGTTCGTGCACGAACGCTCTGAACCCGATAGTCAGATTGAAATAGACTTCGGGAACGTCGGCGGCATCGTACATCTCAACCCTGGCGATAGATTGTCGCCTCTCCAAAGAGATGTCCTCAATAAAGATATGCTCTATGGGCTGGATGTCGCCAATAAACTGTTTGAGGAAAGCACTATCTATAAGACTGCGCTCGGTCAGGGCGGTAATACCAATTTGGCATATTCTGCAATTGCCTTGCTCACACAGTCCGGCAGATTGCCACTGATTTCATTCCAGCGCTGCGGCGGCTGGGGCATCGGTACGGGATTAGAACTGATGTTCGATATGATTAAGGACAAAAATAGTTTGCGCACCGCACTGTACGAAGGTGGCAAACTGAATATCGACCCGAAGGAGTTGCCGGACGATTTGGTTATTGACGTGCAACTGGATGCCGAACTCCCGCAGGATAAACTCCAACAGGCGAATATCGCCTATATGCTCAAACAACAGGGTCTCGCTTCGGATGAGTGGATACGCGAAAATATCCTCAATATCGGGCAGTCTAAGGAAATGACTAAAAAGGTCATCGAAGAACGCTTTGTGGAACAGATGGTGCAGGAACATTTCACAAAGGCAATGGAAAATGACATCCGCAAACAGGTCCAGGCGGAAATGCAGCAGGCTCAGATGCAGCAGCAGGCTCAGATGCAACAGCAACAAGCGCAGATGCTGCAGCAGCAGCAGATGCAGGGACGCGCGATGCGCCAACAGGAACAGATGCAGCGGGCACAGGCAATGTCTATGGCTGAGCAACGCGCTCGCTTTGCTGACCAGAATAATCCGAATATGGGCGGGATGCCTTCGATTGTGGCACAGGGCGCTCTGCCAGCTTCACGACCAGGAATGAAACCAACACCAGCCACAGGCGAACCGCAAGAATTGCAGGAAGGTGAGATGTGATTACCGTAGTGGATGCCAGCAATCTCTACCTCTTGGCTAAGGCCTTCTCTAAAGGTCAGCTACAAGAGTTGTCCGATAAGTGGAGCGAACCACTGCTTACCGCGGCTATCCAAATGCTGCGGGCGCAAATCGAGGCTGATCCAAAGTTAGCCGCCGCTGCCAGACAGAACCCTGAAATCATGGCGATTCTGGAAGGAGAACAAAATGCCAAGCCAAGTTAATCCTG